TTAATACTTGAAGGAAAAAAAGAAGAAGTTGCACAAAAACTCAAACAAAAATTTGAGTATGACCATAGATTTATTGATTCTGTAATGGACCTTGACCCAACAGGGTACAAGTATATTGATTATATTGCAAAACAACTTGAAAAATACATTGTTGGTTTTGCTGGTGAAAAGGGGGGGTTGAATACCATGCAAACAAGATCATTGTACGATGTATTTGAAGACATAATTCCTTGGTTTCATAATACTTCTAATCGGATCACTCCTGAATTTTTAAAACAAGCAAGGGACAGATATTTGATTGCGATGGATAAGGATGTTGAAGATTTTGATTTAATACTCAAAGCTCCTAAAGACATAACAAATTATCATCCATATTTTATTCAAACATTAGGAAATGTTATACAAGAAAATAAAAGTAGTAAAGAAAAAGAAAAAGAAGCCAAATTACAAGTTGATAAATTATATGAGGATGACAAATATTTGATTTTAAAACCAAAAACTTATGAAGCTTCATGTTATTATGGGGCGGGAACCAAATGGTGCACAGCATCAAGAGATCATAAAGAACACTTTAGAAAATACACAAGAGAAGGTGAATTATATTATTTTATAGATAAAACTAATAGTAATAAAATAGCTTTACACAAAGATGGGTCAGATAAAGAAATATTTGATATGTATGACCATAAAATAACTTCAGCTGTTTTATTAGACGACTTTCCATTAGATATTACTGAAGAATTATTAGGAGGTGGATTGTTAAAAGTTCTTTTAGATTATGCAAAAGGAAATGCGCTTAGAAGTGATGTTTTATCTGCTGGAGAAATGATAAGAAATGTAATTCCTGATAAACCATTAGGTAAAAGTCAGGTGATTATTGATTTTGAATCAGATGAGGATTTTTTCTCTTTGATTGGTGTTGATGAAGACGATTCTAATTTTGCTGGTTGGGTGACTTCAACAGGTAATAGTTGGGATTTTACGGATTCGTATCAAATTATGGAAGATTTTAAAGAGGGATATAATGTTTATGGTGATATAGATGAAGAAAATATGGAAAAATTAAAACTTATTTCGACTTTGATAATGGGTGGAAAAAAATTTGATTTAACTGACGATAATTTTAAACAAGAATTATCAAAAAAACTTGTAGATCTATTTCCAAAGGAAATGGATCGCATAATAGGTGATTGGGAAACGGAATATAACTACATGATGAATCAATCTGCTGATAAAAAAATTACAAAAGATGTAGAAGAATATTTGAATTGTTTTGGGTTTAGTGTTAGGTCCCAATTCCAATCTATTTCTACAACAGTAGGGAATTTAATAATGTGGTATGTTAGATTGAGTAAAGAAAAATTAGATTTGTATAGTTTAATGAAAAATATATTTGAAACTAATAAAAATACTATTGGGGGATGGTTTGAAGATCAATATTCGTTTGAAGATTACGAATTTTTTGATAATATTTCTTTTAATAATGAAGTAACAAGACAATTTGATAATATCATTGAAAAAATAGAAAACAATTCAGATAGAGCGGGACTTAGCATCAAAGATTTTATTGATATGGTTGAAAGAATCCAAAATAAGTTTTCATCTTCAAAAAGATGGACAGAGTTACCAAAAAATAAAAAAATTACTTATAAAATTGAAGGGTTTGATCTTGATACAATGAAAATAATAGTTTTAGTGAATCATCCTGAAAAAGGAATAAAAAAGATAATGTTATCTGAACAAAACTTTTATAATCTATTATATCAGCCTGAATTATTTGAATTTGGAGAAATATAAATTTTTGTTTATATTTGTCCTATGACTCAAAATATAGACTTTCTTAAAGAAGTATTAAGTATACCTAGCAAGACATATAGAGAAGAACTTATGGTTCAATATCTTGTTAAATGGCTTACAGAAAATAATATCGAACATTTTGTAGATGAACATAAAAATGTTTATGCTACTAAAAAAGAATCTTCCGTAATTCCTGAAGATTTTTATTTTCCTTGTGTAGTATCCCATACCGATACGGTACACGACATATGTAATATTAATATTGATGAAGAACAATTATATAACGCTCAAGGAGAATTAAAATTATCATTAAAGGCTTATGATAATAGTGGAGATCCAACAGGAATTGGTGGAGACGATAAATGTGGAGTTTTTGCTTGTTTAACTTTACTCAAAGAACTTCCTTATTTGAAAGCGGCATTCTTTGTATCTGAAGAAACAGGATGTCACGGATCCAAAAAAGCTAAAGAAGAATTTTTTAAAAATGTTGGATATGCTATTCAGTTTGATGCACCTGAAAATTGGATGATCACAGAAAAATGTTTTGGACAAGTTCTATTTGATAGGGATTCTGATTTCTTTCAAGCTTGTGATAAAGTTCTTACAGAAGGTATGATCAAAGAAGATATGCAATATATGGTTCATCCATATACCGATGTATATGCGTTAAGAGGAAAATTTGATTTTTCTTGTATAAACTTCTCAATAGGATATTATGATTATCATACTCGGAATGAATATGTTGTTGTTGAGGATGTATTTAACGGAATTGAAATGGGTAGAAGAATGATTTCAGAATTAGGGCATAAATTACATTATAAAAAATCCGTTGGTTATGAATGGAAAAGACCAATTTAATAAAAAACAATAAAAAAAAGGGAAGATTAAATCTTCCCTTTTTTATTTATCTACCCTTTTTAACCACTTTAATTTCATCACCATCAACTTTTATGTTGTAGGTTTTACCTTCAACCATCTTGCCAGTTAACACTTCTTCAGATAGAAGATCTTCAATCTTATCTTGAATTGCTCTTTTCAATGGACGAGCTCCATACAATTCATCAAACCCAACTTTTGCCAAATAATCTACCAATGTTTCATCGTAGGTAATTTTGTATTTCATTTCACCAAGACGAGATACCAACTTTTTCAGTTCTATATCAGTAATTTTCTTGATGTCTTCAGAACTCAACGAGTTAAATACAATTGTATCATCAATACGATTTAAGAATTCGGGTGAGAAGAAATTTTTCATTTCTTTCATCAGGATTTGTTTCTTAGCTTCTTCATTTCCATAAGTGTTACTTGAGAAACCAATACCTGTTCCGAAGTCTTGTATCTTTTTAACCCCTAAATTAGAGGTTAAGATGATCAATGTGTTCTTAAAATTGATCTTGCGACCCAAACTATCAGTAACATGCCCATCGTCCAAGATTTGAAGAAGAATGGTGAAAACATCTTTATGAGCTTTTTCAACTTCATCAAATAGAATTACAGAATATGGTTTGTTTTTAACTTTCTCGGTTAACATTCCACCTTCTTCATATCCAACATAACCTGGAGGTGCACCTACTAATTTGGATATTGTATGTTTTTCTTGATATTCACTCATATCCACGCGGATAAGTGAATCTTCACTACCAAACATTTCTTTTGCTATTTGTTTTGCCAAATAGGTCTTACCGACACCTGTTGATCCAAGGAACACAAATGATCCTATTGGACGATTTGGATCTTTAATACCTAATCTATTTCTACGAACTGCTTTTGCAATTTTGATAACTGCTTCATTCTGACCAATAACCTTATCCATAAGAGATTTATCAAGATCCAAAAGAGCTTTGGAATCATCAACACTCATTTTACTTACAGGAATTTTAGTCATATTTGAGACAACATCATAAACATCCTCAATAGATATTTTTTGTTTGTCTTTGGTCATTTGTTCTTCAAACTTTGCCTTTTCTTGTTCAAGTTTGTTTAAAAGTTTCTTTTCTTTATCTCTTAACTCTGCCGCTTGCTCATAGTTTTGTTTTTTCACAACATCAATCTTGAGTTGTTTAATCTCAGCCGCTTTTCTTTTTAATTCTTCAATTGTTGGTGGGATTTTCAATTCTGTTTGCATCCTTGCACCTACTTCATCAAGAATATCAAATGCTTTATCGGGGAATTCACGATCTGTTATGTATCTATCGGCAAGTTTAACACAAGCATCAATAACTTCATCAGAATAAGATACTTTATGAAAACTTTCATATTTATCTCTTACATTTTTTAATATTTGGATTGTTTCATATACTGATGAAGGTTCAACCATTACTTTTTGAAATCTTCTTTCCAAAGCACCATCTTTTTCAATATTCTTTCTAAATTCATCAAGAGTTGTTGCTCCGATACATTGAAGTTCTCCACGAGAAAGTGCTGGTTTAAAAATATTTGAACCGTCCATAGAACCCGCAGAATTACCGGATCCAACTAAAGTATGGATTTCATCAATAAAGATAATAATATCAGGATTTGCTTGAAGTTCTTCAATTATTACTTTCATTCTTTCCTCAAATTGTCCACGATATTTTGTACCAGCAACAACTGAAGTTAGATCAAGATTTACAATTCTTTTATCAATCAAATTTCTTGGACATTCTCCACTTACAATTTTCATTGCTAAACCCTCAATGATTGCAGTTTTACCACAACCCGGTTCACCGATGATAATTGGATTATTCTTTTTTCTGCGAGATAAAATCTGTGCGATTCTTAAAATCTCACGATCTCTACCAATAACAGGGTCAAGTTTACCTTGTTCTGCTAACTTATTTAAGTCTCTGCTAAAATTATCTAATACGGGTGTGGTACTGTCTGAATTTTGCTTTTGTTTTTTGTTGGTTGTTTTTTCGTCGTCGTCCATTAGTTCATTCATGTGTTATAATTTTTACAAAGATTCATCAAAATTTGGACATTGCCAAATAGTTTGACAAATTGTCGTAGTTTATTTTTATTGTATGTCATTATGACATTATTTTAATTTTGAAAAGATCAAATTGACAGATAGCTCCTGTCGGCATCAGAGTTGATTGTACAAATATAAATAATAAACATTAAATAAAAAAATTAAAAACTATGATTTACAAAAATTCAAATTTTGACAAAATGTTTGATTCTATTTTTAATCAATCACCATTAATGTCTGTAAAAACTTACTCTAATCTTAAAGAAGAAAGTGATTATGAGATAAACTATACCAAAGACGGTGCATACCTACATTTAGATGTTCCAGGGTTTAACAAATCAAATTTGAAAGTAGAAATGGAAAACGGATATGTCTTTATTGAAGGTAAAAGAGAATACAAACTAAATGGTGAGGAAGTTTCAAGGAACATCTCCAAAAAATTTCAAATTGGTGATGGTTATAAGTCAGAATCTGTTGAAGCAACCATTGAGGATGGAGTTCTTACAGTATTTGTTCCCAACTATAAGAAACAGGAAAAAAAGAGAATTAGTTTACTTTAAAATAAAAACCCTCCAATCGGAGGGTTTTTATATATCCAAACATTTTAAATTACCGTCTTTACCATACCCAAAATTATATTTGTGGGCATCAACTAATGTTTCGTGACCAACTACATTTTCTATTGCTTTTTGACATTCTTTAAATAATTTAAACCACTTAATAAATAAATTATATCCTTCAACATTATGGTTTTTTAATTCAGTTGCAATATGTGTAATTGTTTTTTGATCATCTTCATAGTTAGTGTATATATCAGTAATGTCTCTTCCAAATGCACCATCTTCAAAATCTGTAATTCCTGATTCTTCTAATTTATTTTCTAATTGATCCCATTCTTTAAGTGCTTTATTTGTGTCTAATTTTTCGATTTCCACAAAATAAACATCAGAGTCATTGTGTTTGTATTTAGAAATTTTACCTACTCTAAAAATTTTTGGAAAAATTTTAGGATTAGATTGAAATATTTTTACCCATTGTTCAACAACATCTTTTTCTCCAACTTTAAGTAATCTATCAGGAAATTTTTTTGATGGAAAAATACTATGCTCCATACCCTGACCATATTTAGTTTTTTTGGTCGTTCTGATTTCTTTTAATTCTTCTTTAATAAGTTTAGAAATATCCATATTTATAATTATGGAATTATGGGAAAAATTTGCCACGGAAACAATTGAGTTTAGAAAATTGTTGGAAAAATATTTAGAAATGAGATTATATTTCCAAGAATTGGGATATAGTCAAAAACAATTGTCAAGAATTTCTGCCGCCCCTCCTAAATTGTGGAAACTAAAAAATGAATTAGATGTATTGCAAGATAGTTTACTTAAGATGATTTACTCTTATGGTTTTGATATCAAATGGAATGAATTTGTAAATTTTATCGGTCCAAGATATAAAAAAATTGATGATATAACACCTTTAAAAGATGGCGATAACGAAGGAACAGATAATTGGGACGAAGATATTGAATGAAATTAAATCTTCAAATATTAAATCCACTGAATACGATACTGAAACAAAAAAATTGATGGTGGAGTTTAATAACGGATTTAAATATGAATACGAAGATGTCCCACATCAGATATACACAAAGTTTAGAATTTCCGAATCACAAGGAAAATTTTTTACCACAGATATTGCAAAAAAATTTAAATACAAAAAACTATAGATCTTGTGGTATTTATTAAGGATGAGTAATTTTCAAAAAATTCTTGATAGTTTTAAAGTTAAAAATACACTGAATCCAAAAGTTTGGGAAAATCCAGAGGATCCTAAAGATGCTGTTATGAAACCAAAAGTTAGAAAAGCATTATTACGAATTGCTGAAGAATTTATTGATTATTTAGGAGAAGATGTTTTTGTTGATGATATTGTCCTAACAGGATCGTTATCAAATTTCAATTGGTCTGAATTTTCTGATTTTGACTTACACATTATTGTTGATCTACAACAATATGAGAACCAAGCCGAATTATACAAAGAACTTTATAATCTTAAAAAACAAGTTTTCAACGATAGTCACGATATAAGAATTTATGGATATGATGTTGAATTATATGCTCAAGATGCTGAAGAAGAACATTATAGTTCAGGAGTTTTTTCAATTATGAATGATGAGTGGATTAACAAACCAAAAAAATTGAAAAACGAAGTAGATAAAAAAATTTTGGAAACAAAAATTAAACATTGGATTGAAAAAATAGACAAAGTAACCGATACGGAATCAAGCGAGGATGATAAAAAGTTATTACAAGATGTAAAAGATAAATTAAAAAAATTTAGACAATCCGGATTAGAAAAAGATGGGGAATTGTCTTATGAAAATTTAGTTTTTAAATTCTTGAGAAGATCTGGACACATTCAAAAATTGTTTGATTCACTAAATAAAGCCACAGATAAAGAATTGTCTGTAGAACGAAAACTTGAAGAATAAGTAATTTTATTAAATTATTCTTATATTTCATATATTTATAAAGAAAAAAATAAATGGCTTTAGTTACATATCTCATAGGTCCTTGTATTGGTGGTCCTGCCATATTAGTTGACTTTGATAGTTCATCATTACCTGCGGTTAATGGTAATTATTATTTAACATTTACAGGGGCAACTCCAGCGGGATGTTATGACATTATTGATAATGCAGAACCAGCAACTGGTATTGATAAAGTGTTAACCTTATCAGTAGATTATGGTGATTGTGCGACTTGTCAGGCAGTACCAACTCCTACACCAACACCTACTAATACACAAACTCCAACTAAAACCCCAACACAAACGCCAACTAAAACCCCAACACCAAGTGTTACGGCAACTAATACACCAACACCAAGTGTTACACCAACCAAAACTCCAACACAAACACCAACTAATACACAAACACCAAGTGTTACACCAACCAAAACTCCAACACAAACACCAACTAATACACAAACACCAAGTGTTACACCAACTAATACACTAACACCGAGTGTTACACCAACTAATACACTAACACCAAGTATTACACCAACTAATACACTAACACCAAGTGTTACGGCAACTAAAACTCCAACACCAAGTGTTACGGCAACTAAAACTCCAACACCAACTGTTACACCAACTAATACACTAACACCAACTCCAACACTAACACCAAGTCCATCACCATTTCCATTAACAGGTTATGGCGTTGATGTTCAATATGCTTACACTATTGAAATATTGGGAAATTTTAGTGGTGGAACAGCTCCGACAGGTGCTATAGCACCTCATCCAATATATACAGACGCAAATGGTGTTCCATTTGCGCAATTAAACGGAATTGCTTTGGGCGGATTTAACGGATTAAATAATTAAAATTTATAAATAAAATATATATGGCAAATTTAAAACCTATTGGCAGTGAAAAACTTACTGGCCAAGACAAAATAAAAAGAATTATGGAAATTGCTCGTTATAATGAAAGCACACCTTCCAATATAAACGAAACTTCCAAATCAGAATTTCAAATTTCATTAGTTGATGGAAATAACTATCAAATTGTAAAAGAAAAATCAGGATATATTATTAAGAAAACTATTTCTGAATCTGAAACAGATTATATTGAGCCAATGAAGAATAGAAAATATTATTCATCATATGGTCAAGCACTTAAAAGATTAAATTTATTAACAAAAGAAGTTAATAGATTGAATGAAAATGATGAGGGAACTTCATTGTTTGGTGAACAAAAAAAATTCGTTTTGAAAACACCAAAACCATCTCCGGCACCTGAACCTGAAGCAGAAATACCTGCGGCACCTCCACCAGTTCCATCACCTGAATTACCTCCATCCCCTATGGGTGATGAAGTACCATCAGGAGAAGATATGGATATTGATATGAGTGCAGAAGAAACTCCTGGAGGAGAAGAAATGGATGTTGATATGGATATGGATATGAGTGCGGAAGAATCACCTGAAGAAAATGAAGATATGGTTACTTTCAAAACAATTCAAAAACTTACAGGTAAATTAACTCAAAAAATCAGAACTTTAGATTCTAAAGAAGGAATGACTTCAGAAGATATAAAGTATGTTATCAATATGGTTCTTTCATCTTTAGATCTTAAAAATTTAAGTGAAGAAGATAAAGAAGACATTATGTCTAAATTTGATGAAGAATCTGAAGATTTAGGTGGAGATGATATGGATGGTGAAGATATGACTGATGATACAGAAGTTGAAGATATTCAAGCAGATATGGATATTCCTGTTGAAAGTGAAATGGGAGAAGATTCTACAGGTGCAATATTTGATAGTATTTTCAAAGAATCAAAAGTAGATAAAGTTATTTCAAAATATTTTGAAGTTACAAAAAGTGAAATTAGAGAACAACAAGAAAAAAAGGCAAAACAACAACTTAAAGAAAAATCTGATATTAAAAAGAAGATGAACTCTGTTGTTAAACTTGCAGAAACATTTGAACAAGAATTGGCTTCTCAAAAATTTTTGGAAGAAAATAATAAATTTACATTTATTGGAAAAACTAATAGAAAAAATTTAGTTTTTGAAAATAATGGTAAACAAATAAAAATATCACCTGAAGGAATAGTAATATAATGAAACTGATATTCGTAAATGGATTAGGGCCAAATTATAAAGGTGATAATATTTACGAATTCATCTTTTCAGATGATTTAGATGTTTGGGGTGATAGTTGGGAAAGTAAACCATCAAATGGGTATCCTACACCACCTGAAATAAAATACATTAAAAAAGTTGGAGTTCTGAAAAATACTGATGTTAAATTGGAATTGATTCAGAACTCCGATTTTTTTTCTATGATAGATGCAATTGACGATGTCGTTGCTTTAGCCTGGGAGAGTGAGGAATTTCAAGGTCAAAAACGATTAGTTTTTAGATTTGGAACTTCGGAGCAAGAAATAAAAGATAAACTTTACGAAAGGGATTTAATTTTAGAATTCGAAAAAAAAGTAGTATATGAAAACTAATCATTTAAAAGCAATTAAATTAGTAGAAAAAGGATTGTCATCAAAAACTGTATTAAAGTTGAGTGAATCTCAAATTAATACACTATATAATAAACTTATTGTTGAAGCAACAGAAACGGTCACAAAGCAAAAAACATATACTCAAGACGAAGTAAATTCAATGAAAGTTAAAGGACAATCAATGCCAGGTGGAAAGTCAATCAAAGTAAATCCTGATAACAGTGTAACTGTTACAATGGAAGGTGAAATGGATGAAGATGTGGAAGTAACATCAGATCCTAATAAAGAAACTGAAACTCAAGATCCTCATCAAGTAGGTCCATCATCTAATGATGGATTTGGTAGTGAAGATGACGGTATGGGTATGTTTGAAGAAAAAAAAGAAGGTCCAAATCCTTGGGCCATATGTCATTCACAAGTTGGACCAAAAAAATCGAGAAAATGGGAAAGATGTGTGAGAGAAGTAAAAAAACAACTGGGAGAAGGAAAAAATCCCGTATCTTTGTTTTTAGAAAATGAAATTACTAAAATTGTTGAAAGAAATTTACCACCAAAAATAACAAAAGGAGATCTAATGAAATATCTTAATGAAGCAGACAATTTTGCAACAAAACATATACAATCTAACTTTGGAGTAAAATCAAAACCTAAAGTTAAAAAAGAAGTTGGTGAAAATAGTCCTTCGACAGCACCAACTACAAAACCGGCACCAACAAAACCTGGCACAAAGACACCACCAAAACCAAGACCATCACATCCTGGAAAAAATCCAAATCCGGGTGAAAAAGAAGCACCAAAAGCAAAAAGTATTTCACCTGAAAAGGCTAAAGAAGAAGTTATTAACCTTATAATTAATTTATTACAAAAATAATCATGGCAAAAAAATTAAAAGAACAAATAAATTACGGAACTACTCCTGAAAGGATGGATCCAAATTTAGAAAGAAAATTAGCTAGTCCTGAAAATTTATACGCTAAAAATCCTGCAATGAAAAAAGGTGTTGCGGATGTGCAAAGATTAGTTAGCAGTCGATTTCAAAAAGTTGCGGATAAATTAAGGGAAGTAACAGGAATTCAAGATTTGAGTTCAAAACAAGTTCAAGGAATGGTTTATAATGAAATGATGAGAAAACTTCCTAATATCATGAGTATTGAATCTCGTCATAGAGATGAACTTATTGATTTGGCAAAAGAAGCTTCATTAGACGAAGCTGAAGTTCCTGAAGATTGGTATCAAATTGAAGCAACTTTAGGTATGCCGGATACTTCTAATTTTAGATTTGAACCTGAAGATGACGACGATGAGGAAGAAGAAGAAGAATCTGAACAACCTGAATATCCATCATTTGATGTTGAAGATTTAACAGATGAAGAAGAATTAGAATTAGAAAAACATAAAAGAAATATAATAAACGCAATTATTCAGGGTGCTGCGAAAAAAGGACATTACCTTTTTCAAAAACCTGAAGTTAAAGCAAGACTAGATGCAATTGATCCGTCTCTTTATAGGGATTATTTGGGTATTATGGCTATCAATGATTTTTTATACTTTAGTATGGAACAAATGATTGAAATGATGAGTCAAACAGGTCAGGGAGTTGCGGGTAAAGTAGAATTGGGGGATGCTGACGAAGAAGAAGGTGGTGAGGAAGGTGAAGAAGGTCCTGATACTAAAATTATGGCAACGGGTATGATTTTTCCTATTCTTTGTCACGAAATCATTAAAGGATTAGAAGAAGCAAAAGGTAGACACGGTCATTCTAAAAACCCAAGTGTTCGTGAAAAAGTTAGAGGTGCGGTTGATGTATTATCTAATGAACCAATGCAATTAAGAATAGGTCCTGAAATTAAAGAATTAATTAGATTTGCAATGCCTGATGAAATGTTTAAGCCTGAAAATAAAGGTTTGATAAATTGGTTTGATATTTCATTATTCCAAATACCAGCTAAAGAATTTTTAGAAATTATCGGAAATGCAATTTCCGAAGATAAGTCTAAAGTTAAAAAAGCAACCTTACGATTTGAAGAAGTGATGAAAGAAGCTCAAAAATTGAAAGAAGAATTTGAAAGTTACAAAAAAAAGAATAAGATTGACGATGAGGATGATGAAGATCTTGATGATTTTTTGGGCAGCTTGGGAATAAGTTTACCTAAATAAAATTTGTGACAAAAGAACAACTAATTATAGAAGCTACGAAGTGTATGAGAAACACACCTTATGCACTTCGTACTTATTTACAGACATACGATAATACCGTATCAAAATATGTTCCATTAGATTTATTTCCAGATCAAATTAGTTTGATTGAAGATTATGATAGTCATAATGAAAATATTGCATTAAAATATCGTCAAGCCGGAGTGTCTACAGTTACTGCCGCTTGGGCCTCAAAAAAGTTAGCATTTGCAAAAAAACAAAAGCCTGAAAAAATTCTAATCATTGCTAATAAATTAGATACATCTGTTGAGATGGCTAATAAAATTAGAAATTTTACAGAACAATGGCCTGCTTGGGTAGGTATTGGATTTTCTGTTGATAAAAACGCTGCGAGACATTTTAAACTTAACAATGATTGTGAAGTTAAAGCCGTTGCAACATCAAAAGATGCCTTAAGAGGATATACCCCAACCATTCTTATTTTTGATGAGGCTGCGTTCATTGAGGCGGATGGAGATTTCTGGTCTGCTTGTATGGCTTCCCTATCTACGGGTGGTAAGGTTATTGTTGTTTCTACTCCAAACGGTTATGATGCTATATATTATGAGATATACGATCAGGCTTTGAGGAATATGAATGACTTCAAAATATCTGAAATGTTTTGGTATCGTGATCCACGATATACTAAAGACTTATATATGGTTAAAACAAATGATTTAGTTCATTTTCTTTTAAACAGAGAAGATTACCCAAAAGATACAGTTCTTGATTTATCAATAGATAATCCATACGAAAGAGATCATTCTAAAGTTACTGATTATATTAGTCAAGGATATAAACCTTGTTCGTCTTGGTTTGAAGGGATGGTTAAAAAATTAAAATTTGACCGTAGAAAAGTTGCACAAGAATTGGAATGTAATTTTTTAGGGTCGGGTGATAATGTATTTGATTCTGATTTAATGCAAAATATTGCAAAGAATCAATTAAGGGAGCCAACAGCAAAAATGATGGGTGGAGCTTTGTGGATATTTAAAGAACCTGAAAATAATCATAAATATGTTATGGGGGTAGATGTATCAAGAGGAGATTCTGAAGATTTTAGTAGTATTCAAATTATTGATTTTGATGAAAGAGAACAAGTATTGGAATATGTCGGTAAAGTCCCTCCTGATGTGATTGCGGAGATTGCCTATAAATGGGGTACAATGTATAACGCATACTGTGTTGTTGACCTTACGGGTGGTATGGGTGTCGCCACAGCGAGAAAATTACAAGAGATGAATTATCAAGGGGGATTATATGTTGATAATGTCGATACGACAAACAAATGGAAATATGATCCCAAGTTGAATGAAAAAATACCAGGAATAAATTTTAACAATAAAAGAGTTCAAATTATATCGGCTCTTGAAGAATCGGTTAGACACGGGTTTAAAATCTATTCAAATAGATTATATAATGAAATGAATACTTTTATTTATATAAATGGTAGACCTGACCATCAAAAAGGACATCACGATGATTGTATTATGGGAATATCAATGGCAATATATGTTGCTGAAAAATCTTTTCAGTCTTTGACGAAAGTAGTTAATCATACAAAAGCAATGTTAAATTCTTGGTCAACTGTGACAAATGAAAATAAAAGCGCATCTGAATTTTTCAATCCTATGGTTCCTCAAGCTGGCAATAATTCAAGACCTTTTAATAACGAACCAACAAAACAAGACTACATGAAATATAAATGGTTATTTGGATAACAATAACTATTTATATTATCAAGTTATTAAAGTAAAATTGTAAAATGAGTGATCAAAATTTAACGGTTTGGCAACGGTTATCCAAAACTTTTGGACCTAATTCCCTTCTTAATCAGGACTATCCTACTTTCAAGTTTGATAAGAAAGAATTATTAAGAACAAAAAGTAGAGAAGAGTATGAAAAAGAAAAACTTCAAGCTCAACAAACATTCTATTTAACAAATCAATGGGCTAAAGTTGAAAATAACCTTTATTCTCAAGCAATTTATTATGAACCATCAAGATTATCAGCACAGTATGATTATGAATCGATGGAATATACACCTGAAATTTCAGCCGCTTTAGATATCTATGCTGAAGAATCTACAACAACAAATGAAGATGGATTTATTCTTCAAATATATTCAGAATCAAAAAGAATAAAATCTGTATTGGCTGATTTATTTAATAACTCATTGGATATTAATACAAATTTGCCAATGTGGACAAGAAACACCTGTAAATACGGTGATAATTTTGTTTATTTAAAATTAGATCCTGAAAGAGGTATTGTCGGTTGTCAACAATTGCCAACAATAGAAATTGAAAGACATGAGGTTGGAGCAAGTCAAAGAATCAATGTTAACATTGAAAAGGGTGAAAAACTTAAAGCGTTAAATTTCACTTGGAAAAATAAAAATATGGAATTCCAATCTTGGGAAATTGCCCACTTTAGATTATTAGGTGATGATAGAAAATTACCATATGGAACCTCAATGTTAGAAAAGGCAAGAAGAATTTGGAAACAATTACTTTTATCTGAAGATGCGATGTTGATATATCGTACATCAAGAGCACCTGAAAGAAGAATGTTTAAAGTATTTGTGGGAAATATGAATGATGACGATGTTGAAGCATATGTACAGCGTGTCGCCAATAAATTTAAAAGAGAACAAGTTGTTGATAGTAAGTCAGGAAATGTGGATATGAGATTTAATCAAATGGCAGTAGACCAAGATTATTTTATTCCTGTTCGTGATCCGTCAGCACCGGATCCAATTACAACATTACCAGGTGCAACTAACTTATCAGAAATTGCCGATATTGAATATATTCAAAAGAAATTATTGACTGCCCTTCGTGTTCCTAAAGCATTTTTGGGATTTGAAGAAGTTGTTGGTGATGGAAAAAATCTTTCTTTACAAGATATTAGATTTGCAAGAACCATCAACAGAATACAAAAAAGTATGGTGCAAGAATTAAATAAAATTGCAATCATTCATTTATTTCTTTTAGGATTTGAAGATGAGTTATCTAATTTTACATTAGGTTTATCAAATCCATCAACCCAAGCAGATCTTTTAAAGATTGATGTTTGGAAAGAAAAAGTATTACTTTATAAAGATTTGGTTACAGATCCTGGTAACGGAATTCAAGCAACATCATCTACTTGGGCTAAAAAACATATTTTTGGTTGGTCTGATGAAGAAGTTAAACTTGATCTACAACAACAAAGAATTGAAAGAGCCGTAGGAGAAGAACTTAAAGCAACTCCAACAGTAATAACAAAAACAGGAATTTTTGATAATATTGATAAGTTATATGGAACTACTTCAGGATCAACAGCACCTGCATCAAGTGGGGAGGCATCTTTTGGTGGTGAAGAATTTGGAGCAACACCACCTCCAGCACCTGAAGGAGGTGCTCCAATAACTGGAGAAGAAGGAGCACCACCACCAGCAGAGGCAGAAGTAACACCAGAATCAAGAATGGATAATTTAAACATTTTAGTTGAAAATAACCTAATTGAAGGCGCTCAAATGATAAATTTGGGACATGGGCAAGATTCTTTAGGAGAAATTTCAAAAGAATTAGATAAGTTATTGAATTCGTAATATTTATTTGAAAACTAACTATAATGACTTTCGGACAAGTAAAATCCATAATTGAAAAAAATCTAATTGAATCCTACAATAATGAGTCGGATTTCAAAAAATCTTTAAAAGAGTTTAAGCATAATGTTTTGAGTAATAAAAATATTTCAAAAATTTATGATTTATATGATCAATTGAGTTCACCTCAAGGATTAAGTGAATCGGACGCAAAAGAATTCATAAATGAAGGAGTGGATCTTATTAGAAAGTTTTTAGAAAATGTAAAATTACCTAAAACAATATCTGAAAATGAGAACAATTATTCGGATATTGATACTTTAGTTTATTTGTCCAAAACCAGTATTAAAGAAAGATTATCTGCAAAGAAAAGCATTGTAAAAGTTCTCATGTCAGAAAAAACAATTGCAGAAAAGACAATTAGTTTACCTATAAAATCTATGGTTAGTATTGCGAATCAAACATTGAATAGTTATATACAAACCCTTGATGAAATTTCAAAAAAACAATTTTTTCAATTAATTTCTGAAGATTCAAAAGATTTAGAAACAAAATTTGAAACAATTCGTGAAAATACAATTAACAAATTAAATGTTATATTGGAAAATGAAAAAGAAATTGAATTAAAGACAAAAATATCAGAAACAATTGAAAAGATTAGAATTGAAAAGTTTGATCAATTGAATTTTCTTAAATTAAAGAACTTGGAAGAGTCCCTTTAATTATATTTTAATTTTTCTTTATAGGAAGCTTTTAAAATTTTATTCCTTTTTAAGATTGATTTTTTAGTGAATTCCTTTTTTTCAAAAAGAATTTGATTTTGTTTTGTTTTAATTACTTTAGATTTTAATTTTTTTAAAGATCTCTCAATATTATCTCCGTTTTTTACTTCGATTATTAGCATAATTGTATTCCTCTTTATTTGTAAATATTTTGACTATAGAGAATATATGTGTTATTTTTATAAAAAATAAACTGTATTTCAATATGAAAAATAATGAAGAAAGGAAAAAGTGTTAAATTAAATTTATTCAATCCAATAAAATCTATCTACGGAACTGTAGATTCTGAAAATTTTAAATCTGTATATCTTAATATACAATCGTGGGTATCACCAAAATTTGAATATGACAATTGGAATAGAGTTGTTTGTAATCTATCAAGAGATATTAAACATTC